CTGACCCGTACAATCCGAACTTGCGTCCATCTGAGTATCTGAAAGAGGAAGGCCTGACGTATGAGCAGTGGAAGGAAATGCACGGCGAGCGGTTCTATTCGAAGTTGTTTGGTACTGATTACAATGAGACAGAGAATAAAACTTTTGACAGGAGTAAAGTGCAGTATTCAAGCCGTGGTCAATTTTTACGAGATCATTTAGAAAAAAGTGGTATTGAGTGGCGCGAAGTACATCTTTTACAAAATCAATTATCGGAAGATGAAATTATAAATCGTCTTGCCGGTGGAGACAAAACAAAAGGTTCCTGTTTTTCATTGGCTTGTGCTTTTGCAGGTAACAAAAACGGTCTTGATGTTATAGATTTCAGAGGTGGAAAAAGTCAGGAATATTTTGCAGGTGCATATTATGCAATGTATCAATTTGACTGGATAAACGCAAAAATCGAGCACAAAGGCGGTTTGAATCCTGCAAAGAAACTATTAAAGCAAATGGAAGAAGGACATGAATATATATTCACGACTGGCAAGCATTCAGCAATAACCAGAATTATCAATGGAGATATGCAATATCTTGAATTGCAAAGTCAAAATGATAGCGGTTGGCACTCTTTTGAAGAAGAAAAAAAGTATAATAAAGGACAAAGATATACTGTATCAGAAATATTGAAATGGCGGTTTGGATGCGGAACAAGAGCAGTGTCCGATAGTACTTTGATTGATATAGATGTATTCAAAAACAATGACGAATTTCGTGATTTGCTCGGATATATCAACACAGCCGAAGATCAACAAAAGAAGGGTGTAAGTGGCGGAATTAGATAAATTTTACAAAAACGAAGAAACAGATAAAATCTGGTGGATTGACACATCAGATAAAGTTGGTGTTTGGGAATTTTCCTTCGACCAGAAAACCGTGTTCAATATGTTTCAGGATTATCCGTGGAAGCTGACGAAAGAGCAAAAAGAGATTTTTGACCGAGAAAACCCGTATTGGGCAAATTTCTTTTCTGATAGGAGCTATGATGCAAGTCAAAGTAATAGATAACAGTGCAATATTCAAACGAGCGAAAGATGAAGCTGTTGCCCGTGCGCTTGAAGCAATTGGATTGACGGCAGAACGATATGCGAAGGCTGATTGTCCAGTTGATACAGGACGATTACGCAACAGTATTAGTCATGCAGTACGGGAAGAAGAACAAGCCGCATATATCGGTACGAACGTTGAGTATGCAAAATACGTTGAAACGAAACCAATGAAGCACAAGACAGGGAAAGCCCATTTCTTACGGGATGCGGCTACAACACACGGCGATGAATATAAGCGAATTGCGGAAATACAATTACGAAAAGGGTGATTTGCACAATTTCAGAAAATAGTGTATAATGAACAAGTAAACAGGCATTGACCCTGAGAAGGCGTGCTCGCGAAGTATAGCGAGTGCGCCTTTTTTTATTTACCCGAAGAACTGGGACACCCGACAATCCGAAGAACAGGAGAATAATGGCACTTACGAGAAAGTTTTTGACTGCGTTAGGTATTGATGACGCAAAGGTTGATGAGATCATCCAGGCGCATTCCGACACGGTGAACGGCCTGAAGGATGAGATCGAAAAGTACAAGGCGGACGCTGAAAAGCTCCCGGCAGTAGAAAAGGAACTGAAGGAGCTGAAGGACGCAAACGCCGAGTACGAAGGGAAGAACCCGTACAAGGTCAAGTACGAAGCTTTGAGAGAAGAGTACGCTGACTACAAAAAGGGCATTGACGAAAAGGAAACAAAGGCGAAAAAGGAATCTGTTTATAAGGCTCTGCTAAAAGAAGCTGGCATTTCCGAAAAACGAATCGACAGCGTTCTGAAGGTTTCCGATGTCGACAATCTGGAACTCGAGGAAGACGGGAAAGCAAAAAACAGCGCAGACCTGATCAAGTCGATTAAGGAAGAGTGGTCTGACTTTATCGTAAGCGAGGGGAAAGGCGGAGCTCCGACAGCTACTCCGCCGACAGGAAATGGCAAGTCCTACAAAAGCAAAGAAGAAATCTATGCCATCAAGGATACTTCAGAACGGCAGAAAGCCATTTCGGAAAATCACGAACTGTTTGGATTTTGATAGGAGATTATTATGACAAACCTTACAGATGCTGCTGAAACCAATCTGGTGAAAGCCGCTCAGATGAGCAAAGTTCGGGAAGTCGATTTCGTTTCCCAGTTCGCTCACGGTTCTCTTGCCAAGCTCGTCGAAGTGCTTGGCGTTACTCGTAAGATCCCGATGCAGGAAGGGACTACGATGTACATGTACACGACTTCCGGTACTCTTCATGACGGGACTGTTTCCGAAGGTGCAGTCATTCCGCTGAGCCAGTACCAGCGAGACAAAACTCCGGTTGGAGAGATTACTCTGAAGAAATGGCGCAAAGCCACTTCCGCAGAAGCGATCATGAAGTCCGGCTATGATGAAGCTGTTCGGGAAACCGATGCGAAACTGCTTCGTGACGTCCAGAAGACCATCAGAACCGCATTTTTCACGCTTATCAACAGCGCGATTTCCGGAGAGACCACCGTCGCTGAAGATACTCTGCAGGCGGCACTCGCGGCCTCTTGGGGACAGCTTCAGGTCAAGTTTGAAGACGACACCGCCGCTCCGGTTCACTTCGTGAATCCGCTCGATATCGCGGATTATCTGAAGACCGCGAACATCAGCGTCCAGACCGCATTCGGCATGAACTATGTCGAAGACTTCCTTGGCCTTGGCACGGTCATCATTTCTTCTCAGGTCACTCAGGGAACGGTCATTTCAACCGCAAAAGAAAACATCATCCTCTACTATCTGACCATGGGAGGCGACATCGCTGGAAAATTCGGACTGACCGTTGACGATCTCGGATATATCGGTATCAAAACCGACATCCCGACCGAACAGCGCGCACAGCTCGAAACGCTCATTATGAGCGGTATCCAGTTCTTCGTGGAATACGCCGCTGGCGTCGTGAAGGCTCAGGTGACTGGTGTCCTTCCGCAGATCAACGTGACTTCCGTTGCTGGTAGCACTAATGGCAAGACGAAGATCACAACCGATTACACGCTTGGCACAGGTGAATCCTACGTCTACAAGGTCACCGATGATCCGATTCTTGTCAAGAAGGGCGACAGCACTTCTGCATGGTCATCTTGGGATGGCTCCGCTGACATTACTGCGGCGACTGGCAAGATCATTACCGTCGCTGTTAGCAAGTCTTCCGCCGTTACCGCGGCTGGCAATGCTGTTGTCGTAGCGAAATCTTCGTAACAGCCTGTTCATCACGACCGTGACCGAAACTCCGGGAGCATAACGATGTTTACAGTCCTGTCAGAATTTGCTGATTTACAGGACGGTAACCATATCTATCGTGTTGGTGATGAGTACCCTCGCAAGGGGTACTCACCCACCGAGGAAAGGGTTACTGAACTGAGTACAAGGAAAAACCTGCTTCACAAACCGCTCATCCAGAGGATCGCTGTTGTAGAAGAGTCCGCAACAGTTGTGGAAGAGCCTGTAACGGTTGTGGAAGAAGTAGTACAAGAAGCTGAAGAACAGCCGAAGCGGAAACGCGGAAGGAAAAACGCTGATGCTTGAAGACATTTGCCGAGAACTGAACAACTGGTTTGATGAAGACCCGAAGGATGGCACACCGATGCGCTATTTTGGTACATTTGCCATTGTCGACGGGACAATTGGTCTGTCTGAAACAGGCATAAAAGAAGGCCAGTATTTTCGGATCGTAGGCAGTGTCAACAATGATGGCGTTTATCAATATCCGGCGAGCGAGCTTACGGACGAAGTCTTTGACGGGGCGGTATGGTTGATGCTTGTCCCGAAAGCTGTCATCAGCCTTGACGCGGATATCGAAGCGTGGAAAGAGAAATACGGAGCAGTCGACAGCGCTGCAATGTCACCGTTTACGAGCGAGTCATTCGGTGGTTACAGCTATAGCAAGGCGAGCAGGTCAAGTTCCAGCGGAGTTGACGTGAGCTCCGGTACATGGCAAGGCGTTTTCGCAAGCCAACTGAATAAATACAGGAAGATACGAATATGAGCCTTTTATCTGAAGCACTTGAAGAATGCACAATGCTGACGAAATCTGTCATCAATGACGGATATGGCGGTTATACGACCACATGGACGGAAGGTGCGGTGTTTGATGCCGCAATCGTCTTTGATACATCCATTCAGGCGCGTACCGCTGAAGCTCAGGGCGTGTCAAGCCGTTACACCGTCACAACGAAGCGCATCATGCATCTGGAATACCACGATGTCTTCCGCAGAAACAGCGATGGCAAGATATTCCGCGTGACCTCAGATGGCGACGACAAGTATTCACCTGCATCTGGAACGTTAGACATGAGACAGTGCACTTGCGAGGAATGGCAGTTGCCAACCAATGGATAAGTTTCAGACCATCCATTCATTCTGGTCCAGCTTCGGACTTGACGCATACGATGAAAACACAGTTCCGACAGGAGACGACAAGCCGGAATTACCTTATATCACATATGATGTCGTCATCGGCGATTTCGGCGACTTTACCGCAATGAGTGCATCTCTCTGGTACTACGGCACATCGTGGAGTCAGATAACCGAGAAATTGAGCGAAATTGAAGCAAGACTTGGCAGAGGTGGTGTACTTCTGCAGACAGACAACGGCGCAATATGGATCACAAAAGGAAGCCCGTTCGCACAGCGGATGAGCGATGAAAATGACATGATTCGGCGCATTTTTATGAACATTTCAGCGGAATATATAACCGCATAGGAGTGAAAAATGAAATTTACACAGATTCCTACTAACACTTTCGCAACCTTGCAGTTGAATGCTGGGATTCTGCTTAAAGGCGCAACCGGATTCAACCCGGCGACTGGCGCAATCACTACAGCCAATATCCTTGGCGCGACATCCGGCGGTATCAACGTCACCTGTGTACCTGAATACATCGACTTTGGCGAAGACGTTGACAACTGCCCGAAGAACATGATGGAGCTGAAGAAGCTCGACAATTGGGAATGCAAGATCTCCGGAACATTCGTGACCGTCAGCACATCCCTCGTCAAGATGATGCTCGGCGCGGCAGATATCGACGGTACGGACACCACGAAGGTGACTCCGCGTATTGACCTCGACCAGAGCGACTTCGACGATGTTTGGTTCGTTGGCGACTACTCCGACAAAAACGGCGCGAACAACGGCGGGTTTGTAGCCATCCATCTGTTGAACGCTCTGTCAACTGGCGGTTTCTCCATGCAGACCGCTGACAAAGAAAAAGGTCAGTTTGAGGTTGAATTCACCGGACATGTATCCATTGAAGCGCAGGAAGTCGTCCCGATGGAGTTCTACATCAAGGCAGGCACTGCGGAGCCTGCATAAGGAGAATACATGAAGCTGAGTGAACTAAAAGGCGAACGTGCTGTCGAGGTCATTGCTGACCTGATCGCGCCTATTGCGAACATTGCATCAGACCAGAAAAACCTGAAGTTGTTCCAAGCAGAAAAGCTTGAAGGTGAGTCTAATCAAGACATGGCAATCCGTGACATGAAGGAGAAAATTCCTCTCTTGTTGCGGACACATAAGAAAGACGTCCTCGATATCCTTTGTGCTATTGACAACAGCAAGAAACCGGATGAGATGAGCCTGATAGACATCACCAAAGGAACTCTCGACCTGATGAAG